ATATCACAGGTGATGCAATCAGAACCGATTCTCCTTCGGATGCATACCGAGAAAACTATGATCGAATCTTCGGTAAGAAGAAAAAAGATCAACAAGAAAGTAAGAAAGATCTTCCTATTGCATATGATGGGAAGTGCGATCTATCGGAAGAATCAACAAAGGCTGATTAATGGAAATTGGTTTTGGTAGTTCGATAGATGAAGATTTCCAGCAAATGGAAACTGTCAATAAAAATAATAAGAAAGAACAAAGAATGACATTACTAGAAAAGTTGATGAAATCCGGTTCGGATCTAGTCAAGGCATCGATTCTATCAGAATCAGATTTTTTCACAGACAGAGCAGAGACTGTTACTGATATCCCGGCACTTAACATTGCCTTAGGAGGATCTGTCGCGTCTGGGTTGCAGGCAGGTTTGACAATGGTATCTGGAGCATCGAAAAGCTTCAAGACATGTATTTCGCTTTACATGGTTGCTGCTTATATGAAGAAGTATAAAGATGCAATTTGTGTCTTCTACGACTCAGAATTCGGGAGCACACCTGCATATTTTAAGAATTTTGGTATTGATATTGATAGGGTTCTTCATATTCCAGTTGAACATATCGAACAATTGAAGTTCGATATGGTAAATCGTTTGAAAGATGTGAAGAAGAAAGAGCATGTAATCGTTTTCGTTGATTCCGTCGGTAACATTGCTTCTAAGAAGGAAGTAGAAGATGCACTCGAAGAAAAGGGAGCTGCAGATATGACGAGAGCTAAGCAATTGAAATCTCTCTGGAGAATTACAACTCCAATGTTCACAATGCGAGACATTCCGTGCATTGCCATTAATCACATTTACATGGAACAAGGAATGTATCCAAAGGCTATTGTAAGTGGCGGGACTGGTGGTATCTATTCTTCTAATACAATTTGGATCATCACAAAGTCACAAGAAAAAGATGGAACTGATCTAGTTGGATTCACATTTACTATTAACATTGAAAAAAGTCGTACCGTCATCGAAAAGAGTAAGATTCCTCTGACTGTGACATTTGATGGTGGCATCAATAAATTTTCTGGTATTCTCGATCTTGCTCTAGAATCTGGCCATGTCATGAAGCCATCAAATGGATGGTATCAACTTGTCAACAAAACTACAGGCGAATTGATCGGAGGCAAGGTTCGTTATGATTCTACTCAAAGCGATAACTTCCTTGGTACGGTTCTTAACGATCAATCTTTTGTTAAGTTTGTCAAAGACAAATATCAATTGAATTCTAAGCTCTTGACTGTATCTGAAACAACTCCATCTATTCCTTTGGATGAAGAATTAGTCGAGCTCGATGAAGAAGACATGAAGCTAGTTTCTATCACAGGAGAATAAAAATGAGTATCATCAAATCAATCTTGAATGCTGTGATTCCATCAAATGCAGTAAATTATGAATTCGTAGAACGTAAAGTTGAAGGAGATGAAACAGGACTTGTTCAAGTTGCGACTCGTATCACTTATGGAAAATATGAAGGTTTGATCTTCAGCACTGGTCCTGTGACTTTCGAAGAAAACGGTCCAGAAATCAAACTCAACTATAAATTCATCGTTGAGTTCTTACCAGAGAACATGGAACTTGCATCTGACTTAGATAACGTTGTTGGTGACATCATAATGGATGTTCTATCCAAGGAACATACCGAGGATTGAATAGGAATAGATCTGGTGCATTTTCTTTGATCTGATGTATGTTGATATGTCTTTTCTTGTAAAATGCATTGTAGAACGATTAAACTGTTCTTGACATCTGTGTTATTCAGATGTTAGAATCTTAGTTGATAACAATAAGAATAAAGTAGATGTCAACATTTCACAAGATGATTCTTGCAAATCTTTTGCAGGATAAAGAGTATTTCCGTGCCGTTTCACCATACATCAAGAAAGAATACTTTGAAGACAGAGTAACATCTGTTCTTTATGAGTTGATCGATTCTTTTGCAGCAGAATACAAGAAGCCTCCTGGGAAGGAAGTTTTAGAAGTTCAGATTGAGAACTACAAAGGTCTCACCGAAAAAGAATTCAAAGAAGTTTCTACACTCCTAGAAGAAATTACTCGAGATCATACGCAATCAGATCCAAAATGGCTGCTTGATGAGACAGAAAAGTATTGTCGAGAAAAAGCAATCTATAACGCGATTATGGATTCTGTATCCATTATTGATGGATCGGATACAAAAAGATCCGAAGGTGTGATTCCACAACTTCTATCAGATGCACTTGCTGTATCTTTTGATAAGAATGTTGGACATGATTACTTTTCATCTATCGAAGCTCGATGGGATTTCTACACCCAGAAAGAGACTAAGTTTCCTTCTTTGTTGAAGATGCTAGATAAGGTCATGCATGGTGGTGTGAGTCGAAAGACTTTGAATCTAATCATGGCTGTTTCTGGTGGTGGCAAATCTGCTGCAATGTGTTCTTTAGCTGCTAACTATATCAGTCAAGGATACAACGTTCTCTATATCACAATGGAACTCGCAGAAGAACGAGTTGCAGAACGTATAGATGCAAACCTATTGAACATTCCTATCAATCAAGTCAAAGATATACCTAAAGACTTGTATTGTAAGAAGTTGAATAAGATCAAAGAAAAATCTTTCGGTCGATTATTCTTGAAAGAATATCCTACTGGATGTGCATCTGTCAATAACTTCAGAGCACTGCTTGATGAACTATTGATCAAGAAAGACTTCAAGCCAGATATCGTTTTTGTTGACTATCTAGGTATATGTGCTTCTGCACATTATAAGTCCGGTGGATCTGCTAATTCTTACACTGTTCAGAAATCTGTTGCAGAAGAACTTCGTGGACTTGCAGTTGAACGCGATCTAGTTGTATGGTCGGCTGTTCAATCTAATCGATCAGGATATGGTAATTCTGATATGAATGAAACATCAATGGCCGAGTCTATCGGTATTTTGATGACTGCTGATTTTGTTCTTGGATTGATTCGTAATGCTGATCTAGATGAACTTGGACAAGTCATGATGAAACAGATCAAATCTCGATATGGCGATGTTTCTTATTTCAATCGATTCATATGTGGATTTGATCGAGCAAGAATGAAACTTTTTGATATAGATGATCAATCCGGCATTGTGAATGAAAATGCAGAATCTGATCACATGAATAAGATCGCTGATTCGAAAGAATTAAGATCTGAACCGAAGAAAAAGCCTGGTCTGGATAAATCTTCGGAATGGTCTTTTGATGAATAATCATTAGACTAAGTAGATTACCTTAATCGGTAATTTCAATAAACAGACCGTTATCGCATGAATTTGCATTAGGTCAATAACAATAAAGGAAAATAAAATGGCTACTCTCGCAGAAATCCGTAAGAATAAATCCGCTTTGATGGATAAAGTGAACAAGGCTCTTGCCGGCGCTAACACAAATGCGGATAAGAAAGAAGATGATCGCTTTTGGTCTCCAACTCGCGATGCATCAGGAAATGGAACAGCTATCATTCGTTTCTTGCCTCCTATGGCAGACGACGAACTTCCATGGGTTAAGATTTTCTCTCGCGCATTCAAAGTAGAATCTACAGGCAAGTGGTATATCAACAATGATCTTTCTACTATCGGTAGAGACGATGATCCTGTTTATCAATATATCAAGCCATTGTATGAATCTGGCGATGAAGCAAAGAAGAAGATTGCTGGTACGATGAAGCGCAAAACGCATTACATCTCCAATATTCTTGTGATTAAAGACCCTGCAAATCCTGCAAATGAAGGTAAGGTTAAACTCTTCAAGTATGGTAAGAAGATCTATGAAATGATCATGAGCAAGGCACAGCCTACTTTTGATGATGAAGAAAAAGTCTATGTTTACGATATCGATTCTGGTGCCAACTTCCGTCTTCGTATCAAAACAGTTGATGGATATCCAAATTACGACTCTTCAGTATTTGATTCTGTTACTCCTCTTTGCGGTGGAGATGACGATGAGATCCAGAAGGTGATCGATAATTACATTCCTTTGGCTGAATTCCTTGATCCAAAGAACTTCAAATCTGCTGAACAGCTGAAGAAGGAATTGGATCGTGCTCTGGGTAATGGTGCTCCTATTGGCAAGGCAACTGATCTTCTCAATGAAGATAAGCCAGCTAAGAAAGAATCGAAGACCGAAGAAGCTGCTCCGTGGGATGAAGAAGTGAAGGTTCCAGAAAAGAAAACAGCAAAAGTTGAAGCAAAGCAAGAAAAGGCTATTGTTCCATCTGATGATGACGATGATGACTTGGCACTTTTTAAGGAAATGCTAGGTAAGTAAAATAAAGCCACCAATCGGTGGCTTTTTCATATCATTTAGCCAACAAGGAAAATCGGTGGCTCTGAGAATTCTTCTCTCAATTGCTCTTCTAATCTGGCAATTTCTTGAAGAGCCTCGTTATACATTCCTTGTCCATCAAGTGTTACTCCACCGATAAGAGAAATCCCTCCAAATTTCTTAAGATTCATTCCCCATTGTTTTTCAACAAGAGCTTTGAAGTATTCTTTAACCCAGATTTGATCATAAATTTTAGAATATTCTTCCGGATCTGTTGTTACAAAACATTCAAATGCTACATATTGACCAGCAACAATATTCGCTCCCCAATAAGCATCTATGTAGAGTTTATCGACTACTTGAGTGTATCTGAATAGAGGAACTCCATTGAATGTTTGATCTAGAAGAGCAAGATTTTGCATCAGACTTGTATAGTAAGCCATAGATCCAGTGGAAATATTCCATAAGTCTCCAAGTCTTATTTGATACTGTACAGAAAATAATCCAGAATCGCCTGATGATGTTCCTGTCGCAGATCCTTCTACCATAGGAAAAACACGAACAATGCTTATGATATTATCTGGAATTGAGATGTATCTATTCGTCACATCTTCTGGTGTGATTTGATGAGTTATGTACATCCTCTGAGTTCCATCATAGTGATATGATCTAAACTTTTGAAGAGTATCATCAAGTCTATCAGAAAGTTGCTCTTCTGTTACATTGATCTGAGCAACTGGTTCTCCTAATGAACGAAGTGTGTAATCTATTAGATTTTGTTTAGATTGTATCATTAAAATGTTCCACCGTCGATGATGATATCTCCTGTCGATCCTCCAGTACCTCCAGATCCACCGCTTGTCACTGGATCTTTGAACTGAACACCAGGATCGACAATAGCATTTCCGTTTGCTACTAACGAAACCTTGTTATCTATTTGGCTCTTTTTCAAGACTTCGTAAATATATGTCTTAGGTGACATATCAATCGTAACAGTAGATGATAAAGATATCGTTAAATCTGTTGCAGATGTAGAAAGATCGAACTCCAAGAAAACATCGGCATCTTCATGTTTTCTGATGCATGCATAGAAAGAGTAATCTGATATGTCTACAATTGGATACGATTGTTCAAAGTCGGTACCTTGCTGAATGTAGATGTCAACAAGTCTATTGGGAATGGTTTGCATTCATGTCTCCTGAATTTTCTTTATTTAATCCTCTTGACAGCCTTGTTAGGACGTCATACAATAGACACATGTTGAACACTTTTATGAATTTTTATCATGCCTCGTATTGATCACAATCAAGATTTTGATGACGACTCTTCTGATGAGAACACTATTCGCATCAAGACACAGAAACCGCGGAATCCTTTGGTGAAAGAAATCTTTGATGGGAAGTTCCCACCAAAGCGCCATAAGGATAAGCGCCGTTCTGCATCACGTTTTGATAAGCGTAATATTGAAGAACTTTAAAAGGAATTATCATGAGTATCGAGACTTGGAAAGCAGAATTTTATCCGGCTCCGGCCAATTCTGTAAAGACTTGGGAAGAAGCAATCGATCAAACCATTGTGAAGTGGAGTGGTCTGACAGAAGAAAATTTGAAGAAACATGAATGCATGAAAGAAGGCACATGCATTCGAGATCAAGAGTATTATTCTCTTCAGTGCGATTACCGAATTTGTGCTCTATGCCAAATGAGCATCGATGGCCCATCTGAACATGGATTTGTAGATTGTTCTATTTGTCCTCTTGGAATTTTGCATGGCGAATGTGAAGATGACATTGACAACGGAGATATTGATGAAGTTGATGTTCCTGATCTAGATCCATATACTGTTTGGGAAGAACTTAATAATCCTAAGCCAATGATCAATGCA